GCAAGGTCTGACGGCAGGCTGGGCGAACACGGGCACGCTCGTCACCGACGGTTGGACCGCGGCGGCGGCGCAGCGCGTGGCGGCCGGCGACGTGTTCACGATCGCGAACGTGACGGCCGTCAATCCGGTCACGCGGCAATCGACCGGGCAACTGATGCAGTTCGTGGTTCTCGGGAACCAGTCGTCGGACGCGGGCGGCAACCTGACGCTGAACATTTCGCCGGCGATCATCTCGTCGGGTCCGTTCCAAAACGTGACGGCCGCGCCGGCGGACAACGCGGCGCTGACGTTCGTCGGGACGGCGTCGACGGCGTACGGCCGCAACCTGGCGTGGCACGAGTCCGCGTTCACGCTCGGGTGCGTCGACCTGGTCGACGTGGGCGAGCTCGGCGCGTGGGGCGCGCGCCGGCAGTGGAAGGGCATTTCCCTGCGCGTGGTCCGGCAGTACGCGATCGCGACCGACACGGTCCCGGCGCGGGTCGACGTGCTCTACGGGTGGGCGGCGCCGTATCCGGAGCTCGCCTGCCAGATGATCACGGCGTAAGCGTTCCTCCGTGAGTGACCTTGGGGGCGGGCTTCGTGCTCGCCCCATTTTTCCCGGCAGCGGGGAAAGGGAATGACCATGGCAGTGGCAAAGGTGAAGCACGTGTACGTGGGGCCCAAGGACCCCGAGACGGGCGAGATGATGGAGGAGCCGGTGTACGTGCACCAGGAACTCCCCCGCATGCTCTACCACCCGGACTACGAGGGCTGGCCGACGTCGGGCAAGGTGTTCGAGACGGAGGAGGCGGTCGCCGAGGCGCTGGCCGACGGCTGGGTGAAGACGCCCGCCGATCGCGGCGTGCTGACGGCGCCGTCGAAGGAGCAGCTCGAGGAGCAGAAGCTCGCCGAGATCAAGGCCAAGGCCAAGGTCGAGAAGAAGGGCAAGGAGTAAGTCGTGGCAGTGACCGGGCGCGATCTGGTCGCGGCGGCGCTCTCGCGGGCGGGCGTGCTCGTCCAAGGCGAGGCGCTCACTGCCGACGACCTCACGGTCGCGCTCGCGTCGCTCAATCAGATGCTCGACGAGTGGTCGCTTGAGCGGCTGATGATCTACGGGACGTACGTCGACACGCTGACGATGACGCCGAACGTCGCGGCGTACTCGTCGTCGCAGCTCGCGAGCGGGCAGCGGCCGGCGGCCAAGCCGTTGGCGATCAACGTGCGCTATCCGGGCGTGGCGGCGCAGACGATCGACTGGCCGGTCGAGATCATCGGCGAGAAGGTGTACCAGGACCTGACGTTGAAGGCCACGCCAGGCATCCCGTCGCGCTGCTGGGTCAACCTGACCGAGCCGCACATGGCTTTCACGTTCTGGCCGGTGCCGTATGCCGCATTCACGGCCCGGTTCTCGGTGTGGGGGTATCTCGGAGGCGGCGTGATCACGCTGGACACGTCGCTGACGCTCCCGCCGGGGTATCAGGCGCTCATCGTCGACAACCTCGCCGTGCGCGTGTGCACCGACTTCGGGAAGGAGATCAACCCGAGGATCGAGGCGAGCGCGCTGCGGCTGGTGGCGAAGGTGAAGCGTTCCAACACGGAGCCGCGGGAGATGAAGACGGAACTCCCGGGGCAACGACAAACGCGGTACGACATCAACGGGGATCACTGACATGCCAGCAGGCGTTGCGAACTACATGAGTGCGGGGACGGATCGGCTCACGTTGAACGGGTTGGAATTGGCGCCCGGCCTCGTGTGGGCGGTGGAGGTACGGGAGGAGGTCACGGCGGGCGGGATCGTGCTGCCGGACGTGGACGACGCGCAGAAGGTGCGCATCGCGTGCTGCTTCGCGATCGGTCCGGGCGAGGCGGACGAGCGCGGCAACGAGAAACGCCGATTCGTGAAGGCGGGCGACTTCTTCCTGTTCGGCAAGTACCAGAGCGGCGGCGAGCCGATCAAGATCAACGGCGTGACGGTGCTGCAATTCCGGCAGGGCGACATCGTCGCGAAGTTGCTGACGCCGACCGGCGCGATGCGCGCGGCGGCGGACAAGGCGCGCGGGCCGCTGTTCGGCGAACAGGGCCCGACGCTCGCCGCGGTGGCATGACGAAGTCGATCGTGCCCCTGTGGGGTACGGGCACGCTCGGCAAGTCGCGCAACGTTACGTCGCAGCGGCGCATCAACCTGTACGCGGAGAATCTGGGCGACGCCGACAAGACGCCGCGCGCGTTCTACCCGCGGCCGGGGCTGCTCAAGGGGTTCAACGACGCGAACGCCGGCAGCGCGTTCCCGGGCGGTCCGTTTCGCGGGCTCGCCGTGTTCCCTGCGCCTACGGTGGCGACGAATGAGTACGTCTACGGCGCGCAGGCTGATCGCTCGCTGTTGGCGACGTACTCGGGCCGGTTCCTGACGACGGACGGATTCTTCCAGACGACCAGCGGGCCGGTGCAGTTCGCGAACAATGGCACCGCGACGCTCGCGGTCGATGGCGCGACAGGCTACATCATGAGCGTCGGATCGATGGCGGTCGCGGGCGTCGCGAATTTCCCGCCCGGCGCGCGCTCCTGTTGCTTCATCGCCGGCCGCTTCGTGGTCGACGATCCGTCGTCGTCGGGCAAGTTCCGCTGGTCGGGGGTGTACGACATCACCGACTGGAACCCGTTGAACTTCGCGACCGCGGAGTCGAACAGCGACCCGCTGGTGCAGGTGTTCGAGCGCGGCGGCGAACTACTGCTGTTCGGCAACCGCACGCTGGAATTCTGGGCGCCGACCGGCGACAGCAACGTGTTTCTGCGCACCGGGGGTGCTGGGATCGACTGGGGCCTCGCCATCTTCGACACGGTGCGCAAGGCGAACGACAGCGTGTTCTTCATCGGGCGCAACCTCGGCGGCCAGCCGCAAGTGTGCCGCCTCGACGGCTATCAGGTGCGCGTGGTTTCCACACCGGACGTCGAGTACCGCATGAACGCGGCGATCAGCGCCGGCGCGAACGTGACGACGTCGGTGGTCACGCACAGCGGCCACACGTGGTTCATCGTCAACCTCGCCGACACGTCGATGGTGTACGACGTGCAGCAGGACGAATGGGCCGAGTGGCAGACGAACGACTCGGTGACCGGCCAGCCGAGCCGCTGGGCGGGGCAATACTCGTCGCAGTACCGGAACACGGCGATCGTCACCGACTATCGGGACGGCCGCGTGTACTACCTCGACGCGGACCGCTACACCGACGACACGACGCCGATCACGCGCGAGCTGTATTCGCGCCATGCGTTCGCGAACTTGGAACGGCTCACCAACTGGATGCTGCAACTCGACATCGAGACCGGCGTCGGGCTGTACCAGGGGCAGGGCAATGATCCGCAGGTGATGCTGCGCATCAGCAAGGACGGCGGCCACACGTGGGGCAACGAGCGGTGGCGGCCGATCGGCAAGCAGGGCAACTACCGCGCGCGTGTGTCGTGGAAGCGCAACGGGATCGCGGACGACTGGCTGTTCCACTTCAAGGTGGCGGACCCGGTGAAGACGGTGTTCATGAACGCCGCGGTGGACTTCGGGCGCTAGGTGGCGATCCAACTCGGCAACCTCCCGTCGACCGCATCCGCGCTGGTGGATGGACAGGGGCGCGCGACGCCGGTGCTGCAGCAGTTCTTTGCGGCGATCAAGCGCGGGTTCGCGGCGGTGCCGGCGGGAAGCACCGTGCAAGGAGACATCTGGCAGAACTCGATGGTGCGCGTCGCCGAGTTCATCAACGGCGCGGGGGCGGCCCTCGGGCTCGCGGTCCCGGTCGCGACGACGACGCCTGCGCCGACGTCGGCCAGCTACTACGCGAGCCTGGTGCGCGGCCGGTTCACGACGGCGGCGGGCGCCGGTACGCAAGCCGGCTACAACGGCACCGGCGGCGCGCCGTGGTTGTGGCTGGGCAACGGCGCCGGCCTGGGCGGCTTCCGCGCCGAGTTCCGGTTCGGGATCGACACGACGGTGGCGACGACGCGGCTCGCGCTCGGGCTGGCGACTGGTGCGCTGACGTTGAACGCGAACGATCCCAGCGCGACACTGAACTGCATCCTCATCGGAGCGGACGCAGCGGACACGACGTTGCAAGTGATGAGCAACAACGGCGCGGGCGTGGCGACGAAGGTCAACCTCGGCGCGTCGTTCCCGATCGCGAACAACGCGGTGTACCGCGCGGTGTTCACGGCAACGGCGAACGCATCGAGCGTGGCCTACACGGTCACGCGCGAGGACTCGACCGCCGTGGCAACCGGAACGATCAGCACCGACCTCCCGAGCAGCACGACGTTCATGGCGCCTGTCGCCTACGTCGGCAACGGCGCGACCGCTGCGGCGGCGTCCATGGGTTTGATTCGCATCCTCACGCAAGAACCTCCACCGGCATAGGAGCACGCACATGGCAGGCTTTTCCTTTGGCGAACTCGCGCGCAGCGGCCTCACGGCGCGCCCCCGC